CAGGCGCCGGGGGTTCCGGCCCGGCCCCTGATCGACGAGGATCTCGGAGCCGTCCTTGTGGTAGCGGGCCGAGAGCGTGCGGGCGACATCGTCCGGCCCCGTCAGCCCGAAGCCGAACCCGTTGCCCCTGGCGCGATGCTTCTCGGCATAGGCCTGCAGGTAGCGCCAGAGGTGATCCGACAGGGTGTAGCGCGCCTGCACGCGGCCATGCTCGTCGAGGAACTGCGGATCATGCTCCGAGCCGTCCTCCCGGTGCAGGATGGAACCCAGGCGCGGCCCGTCTTCGACCGGCGGCAGCTGCATGGTCTGCAGGTCCACGTCGAGCCCGAGATCGCCGCGCACGGCGGCGATGAAGATCCGCTCGCGGTGCTGCGGAACGAAGCAGCGCGCATCGATGACGCGATGATCGATGCGGTAGCCGAGCTCCTCGGTCAGCACCGATCGGATGACCCGGAAGGTGTTGCCCCGGTCGTGCGACAGCAGGTTCCGGACGTTCTCGAGCAGAACGACCTTCGGCCGCTTGGCCTCGATGATCCGGGCGACGTCGAAGAACAGGGTGCCTTGGGTGTCGCAGGCGAAGCCGTGCGCCCGGCCGAGCGCGTTCTTCTTCGACACCCCGGCGATCGAGAAGGGCTGGCACGGAAAGCCCGCCAGAAGCACGTCGTGATCCGGGATCGAAGCCGGATCGACCCTCGTGATGTCGCCCTCGAACCGGTGCTCCGGCCCGTCACGGAAGTTCGCGCGATAGGTCCGCTCCGCGAAGCGGTCCCATTCCGAGGTGAAGACGCAGCGCCCGCCGATGGCATCGAACCCGCGCCTCAGGCCGCCGATTCCCGCAAAGAGGTCGATGAAGCGGAAGTCGCCGGGCGGCAGTCGCGGCTGCCCGAGCCGGCGCAGCCGCTCCAGCGCCGGGCCGTCAGCCGCAACTTCGCCGTTCTCCCGGCGATGGACGGTGCTCTTCGAGACCCCGAGCAGGGCCGCCGCGTCGTTGAGCGCGAGGGCGGCGGCGCGGCGCAGCTCGGAGAACTCGGTCATGACGGCAACCCCCCGGGACTGTTTTTCCCACACTCGCACACGAACAATGCCGGAACAAGGGTTGACTGCCGGTTCACGGAGGATCATGGCGGGCCGACAGCCGGGGCGCACGAGCCCTGCGGAACGTTCCCGGCACAGAGCGGGAAAGAGGAAAACCGATGGGAAAACCGTTCCGCGGCACTCGGTCCGGATGTCTGCCAACCCTTTGAAAATAAATGGAGGCGGGTATCGGAATCGAACCGATCTGCACGGATTTGCAATCCGCTGAATATCCAATCGAATCAATGGTTTCACGGGAAAACACTGACAGAACACATCAAGAACCTGTTGCGAAAGAGGAAAACCGGGTTTTTCGTCTTGCTTTTCGCCTGATTCGGCCTTCAGGGCTCCGGCGCAGCCTCCGGTGGCGCGTCGAACGGCGGAAGCGCCACAGGCCCGTCCGCCGTCACCAGAAGCGGCGCCGGAAAGCGCCGCGCCTCGGGCGCGTCCGGCCCGTGCGGCAGGAGCACGGGGACGGTGAGCAGACCGTCGGTGTCCCGCGTCACATCACCCGCGATCCAGTCGGAAGCAATGTCACCCTGCGCCAGCGTTCCGCCGTTCGGCACGCCGGCAAAATCAAGGGCGGTGCCGTTGAGCGTCAGCACGTCACCAGCGACATGGATCATCAAGTCGCTGTCCATGCGAATCGGAGAAAACACAAGCTGCACGGCTGCCTCCTTAGAACCAGCGACCAACCGCGTGCAGTAACACCTCGCGCGTGGCGGCGCTTTGTGACGATACAGCGGTCACGGCGTAGGTGGCCGATGTAGTGCCGGGCACGTTGGCACTGACAGCGCCAAACGCTGTCAGGTTTCTGGCGACTGGGGTGAAATTAGGCGCAGCAGAAAACGCCGCCGGAAACGTCCACGTTTGCGCGGCTGATCTGAACCCGCCCATGAAGGCTGTGTCGATGGCTAGGCTGGCGCTAACGGCATGGGTGCAAATCTGCGTTCCGTTCGCGAGCCGGACGTATTCCCCGTTGGAGTTCGATCCGCTTTCGATCATTGCGCCCGTCGGCACCCCGCCGGACTGGCTGACGGCGCCGAGGATGTTTCCCCGCCGGAACGCTTGCGCTGGGCCTGCGCCTGTCGTCAGCAGCCGCCCGGCGGTAGTGTCGGTGGCGCTTTGTGTCACCGCCGTGCCGGTGATTTGGCCCGTGACCTGAAGCCCGGAGGATGTCACCCGCGCCCGTTCGGCCCCGCCGGCCGATATGCCCAGCGCATCCGCGCCGGCCCGGTAGAGCCCGGTGTCGGGGTCGGCGGAGAACGACAGCGACGGCGCGGCGGCGGTGCCGTTGGCCACTTTGAGCCCCTGCAGCGGCCTATCCGCCACGTCCTGCCAGGCGCTGCCGGTCCAGACCAGCGGCACCCCCTCGTCGGCAACCCAGACCTGCCAGCCCACGCGCGGCACCAGCCGCATCCACGCGCCGTCGATCCGATAGGCGATGTTCAGGTCCCACCCGGCCCAAGCGCCCGTGGCGCCCGAGGCCACCAGGTGCCGGTCGCCGTTGCCCGGATTGGCAGGTGGCGCGGTCCGCGTGCGATCAAGAACCGATAGCTGCACCATCGCGTCGAGCAGGCGCAGCGCCTCGTTGTGGGTGACGTGTTTCTGGGCCTGGGCGGCCAGCAGATACGGCAGACCGAGGTGGGTCGTGGTGTCGGACATCGAAGTTCCCGTCAGAACTGGAGGGTCACGGACGCGGGCGTGCCGCGGCCGAGGCGGTTCGAGAGCTGATAGATGCGGATCGCCAACGTCTGGCCAGGTCCGAGCGGTGCGCCCCAATCGGCGGTCTGCTGCGCGGCGGTGTAGAGGACGGAGGTCGTGCCGCTGGTCAGCGTGCGCTTGACGGCCGGGCCATCGAGGATCTCCACGTCATACATCTCGATGTCCTCGGCCAGCGGCACCTCGACCTGCTCCCAGGCGTCAGCGGCCAGCGAGCGGGATCGTCGCGTCCAGCGGATGGTCAGATCGCCCGGGCTGCGGGCCGTCCGCCATGGCTGCGCGACATGGACCGGCGCGAAAGGCACAAGGCCCCGTCCGGTCGGGGTGAAGCCCAGCGCGGTGTAGCTTGCGTCGCTGACCGCCCGCGCGGCCGGGCCGACCCGCCAGTTCCACGGCAGACCCAGGTCGGCCTCAGCCACGGGCAGCACCGCCAACCGCCGATCCAGCACCACCACCCGCGCTCCGGCTGGGGCCGGGTTGCCCATGGCATGCTCCGTCCCGCGCTGACCACGCAGCAGACGGGTCAGGCGGTAGCGGCGGGGGGCGATGAGTTCAGCCTGACCCGCCTGCACGATCTCCCACACTCCCGGCGCAGCTTCGATCGCCAGCGCATTGGCCCCGCCGAACAGCGCGACGTCGGTCACGCTTTCCAGCTTCCCGGACAGGAGATCGACGACCAGCGCGTTGCCGAGATCGAAGCGCGAGGTGGGGCCGGGATAGAGATCGAAGGCCAGCGTGCCGATCCGCGCGCGGGTGCCGAAGGTGGTCAGCAGCTCGAAGCCATCCGTCGAAGGGCTGCGGAAGACGGCGATCTCGCCGGGCCACGGCTTCGCGTGCGCTGCGATCAGGGGCCGATGGGCGGGCTGGTCCTCGCTGATCTGCGGCAGGTCCAGCATCACCACCTGCGGAGCGCCGAAGACGACGGGACTCGAAAGCAAAGCCGGGCGCGGATCGCCGGGCATCAGGTCATAGGCGGCGCGGTCCTGGCGCACGGCCTCGATCCTGCGCGCATCGGCATCGGCGACCGAGACAAGGCGGAACTCGATCTCGCGGTCGTCATGCGCGAGCCGGATCACGTCGGCCGGATCAAGCGCGAGGCGCGAGGGCGGCAGGCGGAAGGTCGCGGTCTCGCGCCCGATCCACGCTTCCACCAACGCACGGCGGCAGCGGCGTTCGGCCTCCTCGGGCGGGATCGCCATCGCGAAGGACTCGGAGGCGATGCGGGTGGTGTCCACGGTGATGCGGCGGGCCTCGACGAGGGCCGCGTCGTAGTCCTCGTCGGCACGGGCAACCTGCCACTTCAGCGCCTGGGGCAGTTCGGTCTCCTGCCCGCGGGTCAGCTCGAAGTCCTCGCCCTCGCGGCTGGCGACGAGATCGTCGAGGGCCAGCGTGGCGACCGAGGCGCGCCCGCGCATCACGAAACGGATCACCCCCTCGGTCTCGACAGCGTCAAACCCGAAGTGCCGCGCCAGTGTGGAAATCGAGGTGCGAGGGCTTTCCAGCGCGCCGATCGCATAGCCCTCGACCGCACCCCAGAGGCCGGTGACGTCGATCCTGTTCGCCGGCATCCCGGCGTGCAGGCAGAGGTGCCGCACGAGGGCGGCGAGCGACACCGCGCCGAGCCGTCCCGTCAGCCAATGGCCAAGCCGCCAGTTCGGCCCATCGCCCCAGATGTCCGTCCGTTCCGGGAAGAAAGGATAGGGCCGCGCGTCCCAGGTCCAGGCGGCGCATTCCGAGACGTCGACCATCGGGCCGCCGTAGATCGCGGACACCGGGTTGTTGGCTGGGGTGCCCCACCAGAGATACGTCGCTTCAAGATAGGCGCGCTGGATGGCATCGTCGCGCCAGCCGCGGGAGAAGTACGGAATGACGCTCTCCGACGACTTCGGATCGAAGAAGACGTTCGGCTGGTTCGTGCCGCGATCCACCGCCGGGCATCCGAGCTCGGTGAACCGGATCGGTTTCGACTCCGGCACCCATGCGGTGGGCGTGCCGCTCTCTACACCGCCCGGGCGGTTGTAATGCGGGTTCGACCACCAGGCGCGCAAGTCCTTATAGCGGAAAACCCAGGGCTTGCCATAGGCGCCGTCGGTGATGGGCGTGCGCGTCTGCGCTGAGCGGGCGGCAGCGCTGGCGTAGAACCAGTCGAAGCCCTCGCCGCCTGCGATGTTGGATTGCAGATAGGCGCGGTCGTAGATGGCAGGCCAACCAGCCTGCGCGTCGAGGTGGTCGAAGCCATCGCGCCAGTCCGAGAGCGGCATGTAGTTGTCGATGCCGACGAAGTCGATGTTGGCATCCGACCAGAGCGGGTCGAGATGGAAGAACACGTCCCCGCTGCCGTCCTTGGGGTGATGTCCGAAGTATTCCGACCAGTCCGCCGCGTAGCCCACCTTGGTGTTCGGCCCGAGGATCGACCGCACATCCGCCGCCAGCGCCTTGAAGGCAGTGACGGCCGGATAGGCGCTGGCGCTCGAGCGGATCGTGGTCAGGCCCCGCATCTCCGAGCCGATCAGGAACGCATCGACCCCGCCCGCCACCGCGCAGAGATGCGCGTAGTGCAGGATCATCCGGCGCAGGCCCCAGTCATCCGCGGGGCCGGTCCAAGTGACGGTTTCGCCCGACACCGCGAACTGCGTCGGGGTGGCTGCGCCGAAGAAGGCCGAGACCTGCGCCGCGGCAGCCGCCGTCTTGTCCACGCTGCCGGCAAAGCCCGCCGCCGGCGAGCAGGTGATCCGCCCGCGCCATGGAAAAACCGGCTGGCCCAAGGTCGCGGCGTTGTTGCTGTAGGGGTTGGGCAGCGTGTTTCCGGGCGGCACGTTCATCAGGACGAAGGGATAGAACGTCACCCGCAGCCCGCGCGCCTTGAGTTCCTGGATGGCCTGCACCACCGCGAAATCCGCCGGCGTGCCGCCATAGACAGGACGCCCCGCGTCATCGCTGCCGAGCAGAACGGCTTGCGCCCGTGTCACGCCGTTCACCGTCCAGACCTTGGGGCTGGTGGTTTTCGTCGCCGCCTCGACGCCCGGTCTGATCCGGCAGTTGCCCGCGCGAAGGTCATCGCCGAACCACGCGACGACCAGGCTGACGCTCTCGACCGCCGACGCCATGGCCTGCAGCCGGTCCAGCGCCACGACCATGTCGGCCTTGTCCGACACCGCGTTCTGGTTCTCGGTCGCGGTCGTCCCGTCCGCGCTCTTGCGGATCGTCTCCGTGGCGTAGACGAACTCGCCTGAGGCGGGGATCATCGTCACCGCCTTGACCAGCCCCTCGGCGGTGTCGGCGTCGGCCAGCGGCCGAAAAACCTCGAAGGACAGCTGCGGCAGGCGGTTGCCGTAGGCCGCGAGCGGCAGTTCCTCGAAGACGACGTAGGCCGTGCCGCGATAGGCCGGCGTGTTGGCAGCCCCCATCTTCGCCGCGATGAACGGGTCGGGTGTCTGGGTCTCGCTGCCGGGATACCAGCGCCAGGTGACGTCGGTCATGTCGAGCGGCTTGCCGTCCGCCCAGATGCGGCCGATGCCGGTGATCGGACCTTCGCAGAGCGCCACGGCAAAGCTGGCGAAGTAGAGATATTCGGTGGTCGTGACGTTGCCCTGCATGGTGGTTTTGATCTCCTCGCGGAAGTCGGTGGCCCAGATGATGTTGCCGCCGATGCGCATGCGACCATACAGGCGCGGGATGACTGCGCCCTCGGTTGACGACGTGATCCGCAGGCTGTCTAGGCGCTGGCCCTCGATCCGCTGCGGCGGCATGAGCGACGACACGATCCAGCTGTCGACCGCCGAGCCGATGGTGGCGCCGATAAAGCCGCCGATGGTTGCGGCGCTGATGCCCAGAATCGATCCGCCGACAGCACCGCCGATGGCAGCGCCGACAGCACCTAGGACAAGCGTGGCCATGCGAAACTCTCAGCGTGCGGGGAACAGGAAGGCAAAGGCGATGCGCCGCCGCCAAGCAAGCGTCAGCGGCTCCTCGATCACGCCGACGCGCTCGTACGCATGCACGAATGTGTCGGGTCCGGTGAGGATGCCCACATGCTTGGCGATGGTGCGCGGCATCATCCGGAACAGCACCAGCGCGCCGGGCCCGGCGTCAACTGGCGCGATCTCAACCATCACACGCCATGCGCCATCGGCTAGCACTTCGCGCGGTCCGGTCTCGCCCCAATCGCGGCTGTAGGACGGGATCAAAAACCGCTCCGGCCCGACCACCTCGCGCCAGACGCCACGCGCAAGGCCGAGGCAGTCGCAGCCGACCCCTTTGAGGCTTGCTTGGTCGTGATAGGGCGTGCCGAGCCAGGACCGCGCGGCGGCGATGACGCGGGCGGGATCGGCGGTCGTGACGGACTGTGTCACAGCACCGCTCCCTCATGGCCGCCGTCCCGGGTGGCGTAGCGCAGGACTGCGTCCTGACCGGGAATGTGCGGAAAGCCGCGGAAATTGGTGACGTTGGCGAACTTCGCGCTGCAGGTCGCGATCCGCTTGTCGCAGCCCGCCCGGACCACGAAGGCATCCGTCGCCGTGATCGGGCGCACCGGCGCTTCCAGCAGGGTGAGGATCGCCACGCCGCCGGCGAGATCATGCGACAGCACCTCGGCCCGCCGCCCCGCATTCGCGCCACTTGTCCACTCCACTAGCCCGAAAGCAAACCAGCCTGCCGCGAAAGCTCCGAGACCGGAGGCGCGAAAAGTCCGGTCGCGCAGCACAGCGATCACCGCGCCGTTGCCCTTGAAGGCCGGGGCCTCGAGGTCCACGCCGCAGCGCGCATCGCCCAGCGCGGCGTCGCAGGTGGCCTGGAATGTCCGCCCGACGGTCTGATTGAGGACGTGGGCAAGGCTGCGCACCTCGGCCACAAAAGCCACGCGGCCGCGCCTGATCTGGCCGATGGCCCCGCGGCGCAGGAGAACGCGCTGGCTCGTGTCGTTCCAGTTCACCCGCCAGACCTCGACCGCGGCATTGTCCCAGCGGCCGTCGAGGATGTCGGTCTCGGTGATCCGGTCCGACGACAGCACGCCTTGCGCGTCCTGCGCGTCCACGGAAAGGTCCGACCCCGAGCGCACTTCGGAGGCGGTCAGTCCGCTTTCCGGCTCGAAAACGGTGCCGTCGAACGACAGTGTCCGGTCGTGGTCGGTGAAGCCGAACACCACGCCATCGGCGCGGGTGATCCGCCAGCACCAGGCAAGCGTCGTCGTGCCTTCGTCAAGATGCGCTTGCAGCGCAGGTGGGAGGGCTTTCATCGACAGCTTCCCTTGATACGCTCGTCAGATGCGCGATGCCGCCGAGGTTGCGGCACCGCGGCCACGTGGTTGTTCCCGTCGGTGCCCAGACGGCCCG